TCGGAGATTTCTACTACGAACCACCGACAGACTATCTAGCACTCTGCACCAGTAATCTCCCTGATCCAGAAATCAAATTACCCGGTGATCATTTTAATACGGTGCTTTATACGGGTGATGGTGCTACTACCCTAGCGGTTACCGGAGTAGGATTTCAACCTGATTTCACATGGATAAAGAATACTGGTGAAGCCGATAGTTCTGTGTTGGTAGATGAGGTTCGGGGGGCAAATAATTATCTTTCTTCTGATCTCACTAATGCAGAAGTTGATGACAGCACCTTTGTCGCATCACTAGATTCGGATGGGTTTACTGTGGGTAATGATGTTGCAGTGAATACAAATACAGAGGTTTATGCGTCATGGAACTGGTTAGGGGATGGTGTTGCCGGTGGAACTCTCAATGAAGATGGTTCAGAAGATTCCCAAGTAAATGTAAATACTACGGCAGGATTTAGCATTGTTACTTATACGGGTACGGGTGCTAATGCAACAATAGGGCATGGATTAAGTTCCGCTCCAGAATTGGTTATTACAAAAAAGTTGTCAGATGCTGGTACTGATAATTCAAAAAGGTGGGCTGTTGGAACTGATAAGGGTGTGGATTTTACGGATTACCAGATACTGAATACCAATGCTTTGCCTGTTGATAATGCTGACTTTTGGAATGATACCGCCCCAACCGCTAGTGTGTTCACTATAGGTACGGACAGCACTACCAATTCAAGTGGTGACGATTATGTAGCCTATTGTTTCCATTCGATTGAGGGTTATTCAAAAGTGGGTTCTTACACGGGAAATAACAATGCAGATGGAACTTTTGTTTACACCGGATTTCGCCCAGCATTTTTAATCGAACACGTTTTAACAACTGGAGTAGAGTCTTGGACTATGTATGACGATAAACGTGATTCGTACAACGTGGTGAATAATAGGCTTTTTGCAGATTCGGCATTGGATTACTCTGGTACCGCTATGTTGGATTTTGTAAGCAATGGAATTAAGTGGAGAGATGGTGCTGGTTATGGTGGTAATCAAGCCAGAGATTATTGGTATGTAGCCTTTGCCCAATCCCCATTCAAATACTCAAACGCAAGGTAATAAATTATGTGGTATTCACCAAGTCATGGACTAATAAAATCACCAAGAGCCATTGTTAAGGATGGCCTTCAACACCCAGCCCAAATCTTTAGGAAGTGGTCTAAAGAAGAATTGGCTAACATTGGGTTCCATCCTGCGCGTATGAGCGTTGCTGATCACCGTTATTACAACACAAGCGGTGAAGAGTACAACTTTGATGCAGCCACTAATGAATGGGTTATCTCTTATGGGTCTACACCAAAGAATGTGGATGACATAAAGAAGTCCATGAAGGATCAGGTAAAGAGCATTGCATCATCTACTCTGGCTCATTCAGACTGGATGACTCACCGAGAGTCGGATGGTGGAACCGCTATGTCGGCGGATTGGAAAACGTATCGGGCTTCCGTGAGGGCCGAATCAAACGAGAAAGACGGAGAGATTGACGCGCTTGTTGATTTAGATGCGATCAAGGCTTATCAGGCTCACCCCATTGTTGAGGTGCGATACACCTCTACTTATGATGCGGAAGGAAAAGAAACCATTGGCCCCGGAACTGAATCAGTAAATAGAAACGTAGACCAAGTTACATTTGGTTGGCCCTCAGCACCGGATGCAGAGGTTGATCCATATCACGTAAGATACGAGTAATACCTAATGGCTATTTCCACATGGAATGCTACTACTGGCGATTGGGATGACTCTAAGTTTAGTCAACCGTGGGATGGCCCTGTAATAACAGTAGATGCTGGAGCGGCAACTACTTCAACTAGTATTCCAATAGCATCAGAGGGGTCAAAGGCGTACCCTGCTAAGGGGGATGCAGTATTAGCCGGTAAAATTCCAATTGCTTCTGAAGGCAAGAAGATTAGTCCGTCGTATACTACGACAACTTTAAGTTCGACTGCACCAACTGCAGAGATTTTAAGGTTGTATTATGTTCCTACAGCAAGCCCCGGTTTAAGTTTAAGCGGAAAAGAGAACTTAGCAGTAACTGGTCATGCGGCCTTCCCAGATGCTGGTAATCTGTATTTTAATCCAGATGAATATCAATGGGATAATTATGTTGGAGCATGGGAAGATGCAACGTTAAGTTGGGATCAGTTTGTTAATACTGCTCCAACTGTAGATCAGACTCGCAGCCCAATCCCAGATGTAGGGACTTTAGTTCTTGCCGGACAAGCGCCGGATGCTCAACATAGAGCGCCTAAATTTATTCCCTCAGTACAGGTAATATAATGACAAAAGAAAAATCAATGCACTGGGCAGAGTTAGTTGATAAAGTTGATCCTGCTCTAAAAACGAAACCCGTTGTTACATATGTCTTTAATAAAGGGGAAAGAGTTTTTCATAAAGAAAAGAGGAAAGGTAGTGGAACTAGAAAAGGCTGAAATATTTGACGCAAACGATTATACATTAGCCAAGAATGTGGCTGAGAAACTGGAAGAAAAGTATCCCGGTTGGTTGTGGGCTGTCCATGTTATGGATGGTGTTGTTGGGGTAAAGTCAATGCGCCTGTCTGGTAATTGGGGGTTTATTCTTCATTCTGATAAAATCGATAAGAATTATAAGGCGGTTATTAATGCAGGTGGAGAAATATTGGAAAGATATCGCCAGCATACAGGAAAATTTAATCAGACTAAGTATGCTGATTTAGAAATGGATCAGTATGGAAGACTCAATGGAGATTTACATTAATGTCATTAATCAATCCTCAACCACCTCTTAATATAGCGGGAGACCTTCCGACTTCTGATACGATAGGAAGTAAAGACAAGATATGGTTGAATCTTGCTCGTCAGGCATATGATGGTTCTACTGAGTGGGTTGATACTAATCTTCGTTACCAGTGGGAAAAGAATCTATCTAATTTTAATAGTAGACATCCTCCGGGTTCTAAGTATTTGACCTCTGCGTATGATAAACGATCTAGATTATTCAGGCCAAAGACTAGAACAACTGTTCGTAAATTAGAATCTGCGATGGCAATAGCATTCTTCAGTAATGAGGATATGCTGACTATCAGCCCATCTGATCCTAATAATCCTATGCAAATGGCGGGAGCATCTGTTGCTCAATCTATCTTGCAGTATAGATTGACTAATACGATACCGTGGTTTAGCACTATGGTGACCGCTCTTCAGGATGCGGCAATATATGGAACTGTAGTTTCACATCAGTACTGGGAGTTTCAGGAAAAGGATGAAACCTTTGCTTCCGTTGATGATACTGGTGCAGAAGTTGTGGACATGGAAGGGAAGCCAGTTCGGGAAAAGGTCAAGTCAACCATAAAGGATTATCCTGTTATAGAAGTTCTAGAGCCTGAGAATTTTAGAATTGATCCAGCGGCTGACTGGTATGATCCTATCTCTTCGTCTCCATATGTTATACATCTTATTCCTATGTTTGCCCAAGATGCTATGGAAAGAGTGGATAGTGGGGAATGGAAGAAAGTAACTCTTGAGCAGTTATTAACAACTACTAACGAGGAAGACGATACTACTAGACTAACTAGAGAAGAACCTAGAGAAGACCCATTAGAGAATGACTTCGAGAACATAAAAGAATACAAGATTGTTTGGATTCATAAGAACATAATAAGGAAAGATGGTGAGGACTGGTGCTTCTTTACCGGAGGCACAGACTTTCTTCTTACTGATCCCAAACCATTAACTGAGATGTACCCTTGGTTGAAAGAAGGCGAGCGCCCCTATGTTATGGGGAAACTTAATATTGAAGCCCATCGCGTATATCCATCTGCAACTGTAGAACTCACCGAAGAGTTGCAAGCGGCGTCGAACGACATATGGAACCAGCGATTCGATAACATCAGGTTGTCGATGAACAAGCGATATCATATTCGTAGGGATCGTAATATAGACTTGGATGCCCTGTTCAGGTCTGTTCCCGGCGGTGCTGTAGAAATGGATGATCCAGACCAAGACGTCAGAGTTATCGAGACTCGTTATGTCACAGCGTCTGCATATCAAGAGCAGGATCGAATCAACATGGATTTCGATGAACTGCAAGGAAACTTCTCTGCCTCAACTGTAGGCGGCGCTCGCAACCTTAATGAGACTGTTGGTGGTATGCAGTTGTTATCAGGCAATACCAACATGATCACAGAGTTTGTATTAAGAACTTTTGCTGAGACATGGGTAGAACCAGTTCTAAAGCAGTTGTTGAAACTTGAGCAGTACTATGAAACAGATGAGCACGTTACTGCATTGGCTGGTGAAACTGCTGGCCTTGAAGGAGAAGATGGGGTTATTGATTTCGGAAAAGATGAAGTCATGGACGAACTTCTTAAACAGAATGTTTTGCTTAAAGTTAATGTTGGAATGAATGCTACTGATCCTATGGGTCGAGTACAGAATCTATTGTTTGGTGTTGGAAGTATTGGCCAGTTACCCGGAATGGAAGACAAGATAAATGTAGACGAAGTAGCCAAGGAAGTATTTGGACTCCTAGGATATAAGGATGGTGCAAGATTCTTGTTGTCTAGTGATGTTGATCCGCAGGTTGAAGATTTGCAACAACAGATAGAACAAATGACGGCTATGCTAGAAACTGATCAGGTGAAAATGGAGGGCCGTATGGCTATAGAGCAGGTTAAACAACAGGCTACATTAAGGGCGGCTCAGTTGAGAGCACAGACTGAACTACAGAAACAAGTAATGTCTTCTCAGGAAGGGGTTGGGAAACTTGATGTGAAACGTAACGAAGCCACTGTTAAACAGCAAGATGCAGATACTCGACGTGCCGAGTTGATGTTACAAAGGGACGCTTTACTTAACCAGATAGTTGATCAGGAGATACAACGAAGAATGGTAGAGAACAAAAATGATGTGAGTAAAGTGGGGACAATGGCAAGAGATAAATATAACAAAATCCCCTATGAAATAGGATGAGCGAGTTTAGCAACCCCGTTGATCCTAGAGTTGACGACTTAATCACAAGAATTAAGGTTGGTAGAAATACACATGAATTTATAAGAACTCCAACTGGAAAGGCTATAGTTGAAAGGGCTATAGGAGATTACCGAAAGGCTATCTCTGACCTCCAAGAAATGGCGTTTCAGGAGTACACCAGTTCTTCAGAAGAAGAACTTAAACAATACCGCAAAATATCTTCGACCCTCGCTACCCCATTAAAGTTGTTGCAATATCTGGATGCGATTATTGCGGATGGTGAAAATGCGGATAAGTTGGCTAGGTATCAGGAGGCGGAATAACTAGGAGAGTAAGATGGAAGACGCTACCCAAACGGATGCGGAAGAGATTGTAGAGTCAGAAGAAGAGTCTGAAGAAGAATCACAAGAGAAAAAGGTAAGTTCTCGTGAAGAAATGATGGCTAAGATTGTTGATGAGAGGGAGTTAGAAGTTATATCTGATATTATAGGACAGGAAGGTCTTGAGGAAATTGAGGCTGAAGAGTCGCAGGAGGAAAAGGAAGAAATACAACAAGAAGACCCGGCTCCCCCTGTATGGTTGAAAGATGGAACATGGGTTACTTCAGTAAAGGTGAATGGTGCAGAAACCATTGTACCTTTTGAAGGACTCAAAGTTTCACATCAGAAGGATTCCGCTTCTCAACAGAGATTTGAAGAAGCCGCTGCTAAAGAAAGGTGGCTTAATGGAAAAGAGGCTCAATTGCGTCAATACGTTCAGAGCCTGAAACAGAAAGAAGAGGCAAGTCCACCCCCAACGCAGGGCGATGAACCTAAAACAGATACTAATTTTGTAGAAGTTGCAAAAGAGTATCACCAAGCGTTGTATGAAGATGATGCGGATAAAGCCGCAGAATTGTTGCAGACCTTGACAACGGGACGCTCACAAGGGGCCACCCCAAATGTAGAGGAAGCAGTTAATAAAGCCTTACAAGAGGCTTTCGCTCGCCAACAGATGGTACAGGCTAAGGCGCAACAGAAAGCATATGAAGACTCAGTCAAGGAAGCAGTTTCTTGGTTTGAGAAAGAATACGCTGATGTTGCAAATAGTACTGAATTAAGGGCTATAGCAGATAATAGAACGGTTACCATTATGAAGGATAATCCTTCCATGGCACCGGGATATGTTATCCAAGCCGCCGCTGAATACGCGAGAGAATGGGCGAATCAGAATCTATCTACCGGCAAATCAAATGAACGAGCCGATAGAAAGAAGAAGATCGTTTCTGAACCAAAAACTGCCCGAAAGAGCGCCAAGATCGGAGAGGACGAACCTGTGGAGAAAACTCCCAGTCAAGTTATCGACGAGATGAGGGAATCTAGAGGGCAACAGCAATTATAACAATTAGGAGGTAATCATGGCAGGACAAGTATGGTCTGTCAGCACTTCTGGTGGTTATATGTATGCGCTAAATCTCAGCCGTGAGTTGAGAATGGCGGTTCAGCCCGTTGTCAAGTTTAGACAATTTTGTGACATCAAAGATGCCGCACATCAGGGGCTACACCGTGGCGATACATTCCATTGGAACGTGTTTAGTGATGTTTCTACTCAAGGCACAACCTTGGTGGAAACTAACACTATCCCAGAGACTTCATTTACGATTTCTCAGGGTACGATGACTATCACGGAAGCCGGTAACTCAGTGCCCTATACGGGTAAGTTGGATGATCTGAGTGAACAACCGGTTCGTGAAATCGTCAGAAAAGTGTTAAAGAACGACGCCAAAAAGGCTTTTGACAATCTCGCGTCCACTCAGTTTGATGCAGCAAAGTTGCGTGTAGTACCTACTAATGGTACGAGCACAACTGCGCTTACGTTAACCACGAATGGCACCGCTACGGTAGTTAATAATGTAGCACTATCAAAAGAATCCGTCGCATTAGTTGTTGATGTAATGAAAGAGCGTAATATTCCCGCTTACACGGGGGATGATTATTATTCTTTAGCATGGCCTTCAACTTATGCCACTCTAAAGTCCGATCTAGAAGGTATTCATCAGTATGTGGAACAAGGGTTTCAGATGATTATGAATGGTGAGATCGGTAGATACGACGGTGTTCGCTTTGTCGAACAGACTCACATTGCAAAGTATACTGGTATGGGTACATCTGCCGCTACATGGAGCAATGGTAAGTCCGACTGGGTGGTATTCTTTGGCGAGGATACAGTAGCAGAAGCCATTGCGGTTCCAGAGGAAATACGTGGTAAGATTCCGGGCGATTTTGGTCGTGACCGGGGTATTGCTTGGTATTACCTTGGGGGCTTTGGCATTACACACACACAAGCAGCCCAGTCACGCATTGTGATTTGGGATAGCGCAAGTTAAGGGGGTATATTATGAGTTATTCAAATCCTGTAACGACGCGCATTCAATCCGGTGATGTTCAAGACTTGGGAGGCACACCAACTGCCTACTCTTTCAAAGGGCCAACTGGTATGAAAGGAACCATTATTGATATTGGCATTGAGGTTACCGAGACTTTTAATTGCAATACTTTAGAGGCTTGCTTTAATGTCGGAACGAGTGGTGACGCAGATGCTTATGCTAAACTTAACATTACGGATGGTACTGCAATAACTGATACATTCAATATCCAAAATGATACGAATGCCATTATTGCAGAGGCTATTCCTGCCGATACTCAGATCGAGTGTCTCCCAGTTGCGGGGACAGACGATTCTAGTGTGACCGGGCAAGGATATACCTATGTTGTTGTTGAGTGGTATTAAGGAGGATTATTATGGCTAAAAAGAGTCATTCAGCAAGTGGTAAAGTACCTGAAAACGGTCTATCAAGTTTGGAAACGGCTACTGAAACTCCCAAGGATTTGGGAATGGATAGTCACGGCCCGAACCAAGTGCCGATGGGTATTGTGAAAAAGAAAGTTTCTTCTCCCGGAGAAGGTTCTTTTCAATTTCGTTAATAAAGATTCGGGGGGGTTCACGCCCCCCCTTTCTTTAAGAAAAAAGAAGTGAGGACACGATTATGACTATGACTTCTCTTATTGTAGGGTCAGGCAACTTTCAGAGGCCCACCTTTGATAAACACGCTAAACCCTCAAATAATCCGAAGGAAAGTGGGTACACTCTGGTTGATTCTACTGATACTTATATGAATGAAGATAACCAGAAACAGAACAACGCTAGAGTTGGTAACAGACCTGAATGGGTTGGATGGTCTTTAGAATAAACTACTAAGGAGATATATTTGTGGCTATTGATTGGTCTAAACCTTATGGAGAAATTCATGGGGTTCATACGGCCAAATATGAACAGGATGGTATTTATTATGATCTTAATGGAAAAGATATATACCATTCCAAAAATGGGAAGAGAAATAAAGATTGGGCTAGAAACCAAAAAGGGTTGGGTGGCCGAAATCTTTTGATTTGGGAGGCAAAGAACCTTGGCGGCATCATACTTGAGAAGAATGAGAAAATAGATTCTATACGCAGGAAGGTAATGGACAGGCTTCCTGAATGAAGGTAACACATATTCCTGAAAAGGAAGTAGAGGATTTTGTTCCTAAAGATTTTGGTGGGATAAGGCACAACAAGACAGTATGTATAGTTCGATATGGTGCTTTCGGTGATATCCTACAGGCTTCTTCTTTGTTTCCAATATTTAAAGAAGAAGGTTATGAGGTGTGTGTTAATGTAACTCCGGTTGGCGCTGGATTACTTGAGCACAATCCATACGTAGATCAACTGTTGGTTCAAAGAGATAATCAGATAAGTAACCTAAAGTTGCGTGATTATTGGGACAAAATGGAAGTATGCTTTGATAGATTTGTGCAGTTATCAGAATCTGTTGAAGGAACTCTTTTATTAAATCCAGAAAGAGAAGTAGAAATTGATGGGGAAGTAGTTAGAGTTGAGGCTAATGAAGGCTATTACTCATCTAAAGAAGAAATACACGAAAGATGTAATAAGAATTACTTGGAAGAAACTCATCGTATTGCAGGTGTAGAACTTAGACATAATCCTGTTTTCTATCCATCTCCCGCTGAAAAGAGATGGGCCAAGAAACAGAGAAAACGAATAAAGACGCGCTATGTAATTATGTGGTCTCTTTCTGGTTCTTCTGTTCACAAGGTGTATCCGTGGGTAGACAATGTAATTGCCGCTCTCCTTTTAAAGACAAGAGATGTTTCAATAGTTACAGTTGGTGATCATCTGTGCCAACTTTTAGAAGTTGGATGGGAAAACGAAAATAGAGTGATAACTAAATCAGGGCAATGGCCTATAGGTAAGACCCTTGCTTTTATTGAACACTGTAACGTGGTTGTGGGGCCAGAGACTGGAGTTTTAAATGCCGCAAGTATGATGCGTAATCATAAATGTGTGTTCTTGTCTCACTCCTCTAATGAGAATTTAACTAAGCATTGGAATAATACAACTGCATTTGAGCCAGAAGATTGTCCGTGTTTCCCTTGTCATAAATTACATTTTGGTTTTTCTACTTGTAACAGAGACGAAAAAACTGGCGGCGCTCTGTGCGCTTCTAACATTAAACCTGAGAGGGTAGTCAGAGATATTTTGAGAAATATGAGATGAGCACATATCTAGTATTATGCCAAGACATGGCTAGGGACGTAGGCATACCCGGAACAGGCCCAAGCGATATAACTCCTACTGTTGAAGAAGAGAAGGACGTTGTCCGTTATATAAAGGATGCAGATTTAGACATCCAGAGAATGTGGTTTAACTGGGATTTTCTGTGGACAGAATATTCTACTAGTACTGCGGTAGATTCTTCTGTTATTACTTCTCCGTCTGATTTAGCACAGTGGAATATAGACTCTGTTGTATATGCTCCTACTGCTGATAATTGGCAACCGCTATCCTATGTTGGGTGGAAAGAATATAGAGAAGATTATAAGTACGGAACTATTGCTACTGGGACTCCTGAGTTCTTTTCAATTAAGCCTGATAATGTGATGGATATGTACCCCACTCCTGACGCAGTAACAACACTTACGGCAGAGTACTGGGCAGTACCAACTGAGTTAACTACGGCTGCTCAGGTATCTGTCATACCAACATGGTTTCACAGGATTATTATTTGCAGGGCAAAGATTTACTATGGTGAGCAGAATGATGCGCCAGAGGTAACGTCTGGGGCTATTGCAGAGTTCACCGATCTATTAGATAAGTTAGAAGCAGATCAACTTCCTAGTCAAAGGAATAGGAGATTTTCTGCAACTCAGGACTTGGCTAACTTTACGGTGGTTCCGCAATGACTATTGCTAGACGTCCACCCGCATCAAGCGTTGGCTCGCAGTATTTTCCATTTTCGGGCGGGTTGAATATTATTACTCCCGCTCTTTCTTTAAAACCCGGCGAGTGTATAGCCGCTGATAACTTTGAGGTAGATATTCGAGGACGATATAGAAGACTAGACGGTTATGAGAGGGATGATGGGACTGGACTACCCTCTGCTATTACCTATTATAGGATTCCCTTTACAGTTGGCACTGCTAGGGATTCTGTTTTTGACAGCGCCTTCAGCACTGCATTTGATATGCAAATACCTTCACAAGGTGATCTGGTAAAGGGAGAAACCAGTGGGGCTATCGGGTCTATATTGCAAGTTAGCATAGAAGATGTAACTGGCGATGAGAGTTCTGGTTCTTTTTCTAATTCAAATGCGGAAGGATATGTATATTTTACTGTAGTATCAGGAACACTTGAGGATGGGGAGACAATGTTTTTTCTAAATAAAGATAGCGCTTTTGGAAGCGCATTCAATGTGGAGTACGGATAATGGGAACACCAACAGCGTTAAGAAAGGAAAGATCAGTTCTGACTGGTACCAGTTTTGCTAACAACACTACTGGCGCTATTACTGCTCAGATGGTTAGACAATTTACAGAGTCAGGGATGGGCGGGTATGCAACCATATGCGCTAAGGCTGGCACCCCTGCCAGTCAGGCAGTAGCAACGGCTACGACCGCAGAAATAGATTGGAATGCAGGAAGCACGGGGGCTGATGCAGTAGACGATACTGGAACTGTGTCTGCAACAACTGTAGGAACCGATGCTGATTTTGCTAATGACAGAATCAGGATATATGATAAAGGATTCTTTATGGTTAATTTTGGTGTTAGTTTTGCACAGACAGGAACCGATACTGTAATATGGACATTCAGAATTGGAACTTCAAACACCGGCGCTTCTGCTACATTTCCGGGGTTTGATGCGGCTGTATATAGATCAACTGCTACCTTGGAAAATACGGCATCTGCCTCTGGAATAATTGACACCACTGGACACACTACTTATACAGATGTAACAGCACAGGTAAAGCATGATAATGCTGGGTCAGAGAATTTCCAGATGCATTACGGACAGTTATCAGTTTTTAGGGTTGGCTAATGGGCATTCTTGCCAGCGGCC